CCACCTCCAGCAACAATAAGATACTCAATGCTGGTCACTCCAGTCGGACATTCCCATGTTGCAGAACCGTTAAAAGTTACAATTTCAACGAATGGGCCCGCCACGCCTTTTGCGGCAAGAAGCATTTGTAGGATGCCGCCCATTTATGACACGTTCCCTGAAATAACGCAGACGGTATTGGAAATAAACAGAACAGTAGCAACACCACGAGTAGCCAAAGACACGTTTGCTTTATCAGTATCCGTGCCAGCGATGTAAGCCGTGGTTATTGCACAGTTCACAGTAACCGCTGCATTGGTGTTATTAAACAAAGAAATTATGTCGCCTTCGGCAAAAGTACCGTCCGGGATGTTGATTTGCCCACCAGAACCAATTTGAACGTACTCACCTACGTCACCAGTTGCTAATGTGTAGGCTCCAGTTTTAGTTCCGACAGCAGGCACATTTCTAAAGCCAATTCGATAGCCAGTTCCACCTTCGCTAAATGCAAGTGCGTTAGCGCCAGAGTTATAGATTCCAGTGTCTGTGTCGGCAGCAAAGCGTATTGACGGTGCCGCAGCGGTACCGTTTGCCGCATTTAGCGTCGTTACGTTAGCGGTAGTCGCTACAAGGTTAGCAATTGTTTCGCTTCCGCTGTTTATACCGTTTACAGCGTTAGATAGCGTAGAGAAGTTACTGTCTAACTGTGATAGCGGTATAGACGCTGTAGCGTTAGCAAACGTGTTAGGTATAGAAACTGGAAGTGCCATTTTAGAACCTCGCTCTTAATTCATGCTCAAGTTGGAACCCGTTGATCGTAAACGGTACGGAAGTTGCGGTCAGGGTAACTCCTAAATACTTACCATACATCTTAGCGTCTGACCTGTAAAGATAGTAACCAGTGGTTGAAGAAACACCGCCAATCCAGCCTATTTGTACCGCACTGCTGTTCTCCCACGGGATAGCTACATCAGAATCGTTAGTCCAAAAAATCGTATTGGAGAAATCGATTGCTGGTGATACTTGGTTTTCTGAATCTATAAAAGCAGAAAGGATGACTGAGGCATTTCCAAGAGTAGCTTCAATACCAACTTTTAATGCCTGTTTGTCACGGATTGGGTCGCCCATCGGCCATAAAGCAGTTTTTAATTCCCAATCTATTCCGTTTGTAGAGTCATTGTAAAACTTAATTAAATTTGATCCAGTAGTGCCATACATAATGATGTTTCCATCAAGCACTGCCGAGGCCGTTCTAGTAATGCTATTTCCCTGAGCTGTGAAAAACCATTTACGATCAAAGAAAATGGCTTGGATTTCGCGTGCTGTACCGTCATCGTTATAAGTAAAAGTCCAGCAAGCGCACAGGATGTTATTCAAAAGCACCTGTCCAGACGTGATTGGTTTTGTAAAATCAATGTCTGGAAAGATGCCGTCTATTTCATCGCTAATTTTGCTCGTTGTAGCACCTACGAGAGCATATACCCCGTATCGGTTCATAAATAGCATTGACCGAAAGTAGGGAAAAATTGCGTACTTAAAGCCAGAGCCAATTGATGCGCTGACGTTAGTATTGGTAAAGATCGTTTCTCCGGTGGTGCTATTAATACGCACGTCGGAAAAGACATTAATTGAGTCTTCACCAAAAACGTATAGAAAGTTATTGGCGGCAATAATTACCGCAATGTCTGTTCTTAGGGTCGAATCAGTAAGCGTAATAAAACCAGAAGATACCGATTCAAAGTCGTTAAAAGTGTCAGTAGCAGAGTAGTAAACCGTCCGACCATCTGCAATCCAAGCCCTACCACTAAAAGTAGCAACAGACTTGCCATTTTGGGAAAAAAGAGAGCAAGTGATATTAGCACCTGACCCGTTCCCGCCTGTATCCGTGACCGTGACCGTAGGTGCAGATGTGTACCCATATCCCGCCTCCGTAATGACAACTTCTGCTATGGTGTTTGATAAGACCACCAGCTCTCCGGTAGCAGTTACACCACCTGTCTCACCCGGAGCGCTAAATGTGATTGTTGGCGCAACATAATTTGATCCGCCATTATTAATGGTTACAGAACCAACCGAGCCAATGCTGTTTAGGTTTGTTCCATTCCAAGTTTTGTAACCTTTAGCTGGATCAATAATTAAAATTCGATCATTTTTCCATTGCACAATTTGAACGTCTGCATTGGAAAAAGTATTGGCTGGAGCTAAATTTCCCTGAGTATTGTTTTCAATGTTGACGTACTGAGCTGATCCATCTTGCTGAAAAGCAAACATGTACTCAGTATTGTTGATGTTGGCCGAAGCCATGTACGTGACGGTATTAGCAAACGACACGTTGGCCACATTATTTGGCCCATTAACAATCTTTACGTTGCCATAACCAATAGGTTGAGCGTTTTCTAGCCAAGCAAACTCACCCTCACCAATAGCGGTGCGGTTGTTTTTGACGTTTACGCCCTTAAAGTCTTTACTTACGAAGTATGACTTTTTCTGTTCTACCGCAGCCATTTAATACCCCTGTGTGTACACAGATGGTATGCGGCGTGTAAATGTGCTGTTTAACGCACCAAGGATTTGCTTCGTGTACTCTTGCTTGAAGATTTCCGATTCGCCGTATGACTGTTCTTGGTACTTCGCTTTGTGCGCCGCGTAGTAGGCAACGGCTTCGTAAAATGGGCTTGGGATTTGGGTGTCTTCCTCAGAACCCGTGACCAAAGGGTCTGGAAGAACAACAGTATCGAGTTCAATTTCATAGGCTTGATCCGGTTTCGGCCCTATGTAAATCGTCTTGGCACCATACATGGAGAAGCCAATAGGCCGGCCATTGTAGTTTTGCCAAAAACGCAATTGGGCATTGAATTCCGTCCAAGCCATGTAATACAGCGGCCAACGGCTATCACCCCAATATAGGTTGATATTTAATACGTCTATTGTGTTGTTTCCTTCGTCTAGGTCTGAGAAGGAAATTGTTTCATCGCCTACAGTAAGCGTGTAGGTCTGCAAAATTCTGCGACAGCCAGAGTCTTGTACTGTGTGGCCTCTTGCGTCGTTAATGTAATCTGTTAGTTCAGCAGTAGTCCAGAAGTTTCCATTAACGTCATGCAGCAATCGCCGTGTTTCGGTGATGTAATCGTTTAGCGTGGGCATAAGTGCTCATTACTGAAGCTGCTGGACTTTTGCCACGCCTTTGCTATTACCTTTCGGCAACGGCATTGGCGCGGCTACTCGTTCCACCACCGGGGCTGACAAGTGGACTTTCTTGCTTGGCTCTGATGAAAACGAAAACTCTGCAAGACGGCTCATAGCCTTCTCATAATCAGTGTTCATTTTCATCCAACCGAGCCGCACAAAATACGGTGTTTTATCGTCTTCTCCATAACCAAACAAGTGTTTTGCCACTTCATCTGTGATCTCGACTTCTTCATTGCTCGGAAACTTAATGTCTTCATTAGAGTACCGAGCAGTAAAGCTCATACCACGATTGGTGACATACACTGGCTTTGTCATAAAGAAACAATATCCCCATACAGATTAACGTCACAAGTTACGCTTGCGGTATTCGCTACGTTAAAAAACAACGCTTGCGTTGTAACTACGTTGGCGTTAGCCGCAGCAGATAGCGTCAAGTCTACATAGGCAGACGTAGAGTTTGCCGTTGAATATGTATTGACCGCCGCAATCGCGGTGCCGCCACGGGTTGCTGCCGTGTAGACACCGACGTTTGCTGCTGCTGCGTTGCCGCTGAAGTTTGTAAGCGTAATGCGACGCACAATGTACTTAGATGCTTCCATCACAACAAGGTTGGTGTCTCCAGCGGTTGCTAAAGACTGTCCCGGCAAGCTAGCCAGCCGGTAATTTCCAAACTCATTGGGATAGCTGCTACCTACGTGATTGGCGTCCATGTCTGCTCCTTACGCGTAAGTTTCAGAAGCAGCTTGACCTTCGTTAATACCAATCATGGTAACGGTAGCGTTACCACTTGAGTTCTTAACAAAGACGTTAATGCCGTCAGAAATAACAACACCACCAGTGTTAGCAGCCATGATGGTGCTATTGGCCGAGCCGGTATTTGCAATAACGGTTACGTTTGTGGACGGAACCATGATGTAGATACCTGCGGGCACAACAGTTCCTTGACCGGAATCAATAGCTGTAACCGTAGTGGTTTGAAAGTATGCGCCAGCAGTGTTTGACGCTGCTGCGGCAAGGATGATTTTATTGGTAGTCAGTGACATGTCTAGTTCTCCTTTACAGTGACAGAGAGTTGTAGCCAGTCACCTTCGTCATCGACTTCGGCTTAGTGCTTACCATTTCAGCAATCATCAGCACAGCGCCGACATAACCGATTTGGAAGTTAGGCAGAGTTGATTCGAAGCCAGTGAACGCAAACGAAGCCTGCTCATGGATGTACATGGACAGATAGTTTGTGTTCAGGAGGTACAGAGTACC